GGGACAGGCGCAACTGTCACGGCCACCGCTGCCCGTGCCGTGGGCACCACCGGATGGGGTGTTGGCACGCAGTTCGTCCTCCCGAACTCGAACATCGGGTACCTCGTCCCCGGCCGAACCTACACGTACTCGGCCGAAGTCTACGCTCCTGGTATGGGAGCCACATTGGCATTGCAGATTCCGGGTGACGGGTCTCCGGATGTCACGGTGATCCAGGGTGTCGATGTCAACGACGTTGAGTCTAGCAAGACAGGGTATGTCCGTCAGAGCTTGACGTTTGTTGCGCCTGCTGTTTCAGACAAGAACAGCGGTGCATTTGTGCTGCTCTACATCCTTAACGCCACACCCACCGTTGTTGGTTCAGCTATCTCGTGGCGAAATGCTCAGGTTGAAGAGGGTGAAACAGCGGGGACGTACTTCTACGTCGGAATGGCTGCGGTCACACCGTTCACCTACACCTCGGTTGCCGGTCCGAATGGTGCTGTTGCTGTTGAGCGTGCAACGGGAATCACCAACGCGCTGGTCACAATGTCTACGGCAACCGCCCACAACTTCGCTATCGGTAATCGTCTAACGATTTCAGACCTTGCAGATACGTACACGGTGAAGACCCGAGCCATCACGAACGGCACGGCAACGCTTACCATGAACTCTTCGCACAACATCCTGCCGGGGCAGACCATCTCGGTTGCGAACGTGATCGACTCCCGCGTGGTAACGTCCCGGGTCATCCGTAGTGGTGTGGCCACGTTCTCTCTGAACACCACCCACGCCTGGGCAGTCAACGACGCCATTACGGTTGCGGGCATGAATGAGGTTGCCACGGTAGTCTCAAAGGAAATCGTCAACGGGATCATGATCCTCACGACGAACACGAACCACAACATCCAGCCGTCTCAGCAGATCAATGTCACGGGTGTAGGCGCACCGTTCGATAGTGTGAGCGGGACCACCACCGTTGTGCTCTCGACCACCGAGACTCGCATCCTCTACCAGGTGGATGAGGCGCTCTTGAAGAAGTACATCACAGCGCAGCGCATCCGGTACACGACGCCGGAGAACGTCAATGCGGCACCGACCAAGGCCTCGGGTAGGGTTACCTCTACCGACTCGGTGCTCAACGGCAACTTCGTAGTCTCGGCTGTTCCGAGCAACACCCAGATTTCGGTCACGGTGGATGCGAATGACGTGCCTGCCCGTGACGTGTCCAGCGTGGGTGTCGCTATGACCGGCGCGAGCCCGGTGAACGGTGTCTACACCGTCAGCACGGCAGTACCGAGCACGGGTGTCATCACCTACCCGGTAGCTCGACCGAACCTGGCGTCCCAGGCGGTCCCACAACCGACCGATGACAAGACCCCTGCACCTACCGTGTCTGGGACCTCGATCCTCAACGGTCAGCATCAGATCAGCGCAGTCTCGCGCAACACGTTCAGCTTCCGCGAGGATGTGTTCAGCGCGGTTGCCACCCAGCCCACCAGCGGCGGGTACGCCTCCGTGCCCTCGATCTTCAACGGTGTCCGGACGATCACGAGCACCCCCTCCACAAGCTCCTTCACCTTCACGATGACGGCAGCAAACAACGTGCTGGAGACCGTGACCGACCTGTCCGCCTACGTCAGGAACCCGAACTTCTTCAACGGCTCCTACACGGTCACCTCGGTCAACACCGCCAACAACTCGTTCACCTACGCGAAGACCCGTTCAACGAGCATCGCTACCGCAACCGTGGGCGGCTACGGGTCCTCGGTAGTCCGGCCGGTGGCTGTCACGAGCACCTACGGGTCCTTCCCGGGGAACTCGAACATCGACATCGGCTTCTCGACTCGATCCTACTCCGGCAAGACTGTGGCACCCACGGCCTTCCGTGGCTACGCGCTCTCGAACGTGGGTGAGGCGCTGAACACGTACTCGTCCACGACAGACGGATTTGACTATCGGATCGACTGCGCGTATGATTCAAGCACGGGCAAGTTCACCCGTACGTTCGTTCTCATTCCGATTGACTTCCCAAACCCACCTCCGGCAGGGGAAGCCAGTCCGCCGAGTCGCTTCGGCGCAGACAAGCTGGTGTTCGAGTACCCGCGAGGGTCGATCATCGACGTGAAGATGGACGAGTCTTCCGAGAACGCGGCAACGCGCTTCTTCGCTGTGGGTAACGCAAACCTGGGCGAGGGCGCGGCAGACCCGTACTCGGCAGCTTCGGCCGAAGACCTCCTCAACGGGGAGAACTCACGCCGCTGGCCGGTCCTGGACGGTAGCGAGACTATCTCAGACGTGACCGATGAAGCAGTACTCTACACCTACGCGGCGCAGTACCTCAACGAGGATCGCCCTCCTGTAGCAGACTTCACCGTTGATGTCTACGGGTCGATCCAGCCCGAGGTACGCACGTACAAGCCGGGCGACTGGTGCTCGATCATCGTCAACGACCAGTTCCTTCTGGACCGTCTGGCGAGCGCGATGGAGCCCCGGGACACCGTGATCGTCCGCAAGATCGACTCCTACAAGGTGTCGGTGCCGGATGACACAACCTTCCCTGAGACGGTATCCCTGTCCCTGATCGCTGAGTGGAACGTGGACAAGAAGTCATGAGCAGTCAACGCAGCAGAGCTAACAAGTCACTCGGCAACAAGCTGAACGACCTGGACTCGCAGATCAGGAAGACCTCCGGAGCAGAGGTTGTCCCGGGCACGAACTCCGTGGGACCCGACGCTCTCCAGCCAGAGGCAGTCGGTCCAGAGGCATACCAGCCGGGTTCCGTGGGCAGCCCTGCCATTGCCCGTGGGGCCGTAGGTACCGAGAACCTCGGTGTCGTCAGTGCGCTGACTTCGGACGGAGACCTAGTGCTCACCGTGCCGGGGGCCGTCTACATCCAGCCTTCTGTGGTGGGACCGCCGTCCCTGCTCTTGCCTGTGGGCATGGTCGTCCCGTTCGCCGGATACCAGTACTCACAGACCGAGCCCTACGGCTGGCTCCTCTGCGATGGCGGAGCGGTATCTCGTACTGACTACCCGCTGCTCTTCGCAAGCTTGGGGACACGATACGGTGCAGGAAACGGCACCACGACCTTCAACCTGCCGAACCTCATCAACCGGTACCCTCACGGTGCGAGCCTCCAGACCAAGGACTTGGAGAACGACCTTGTAGGTCTGCCGGGATCGACTGGTGGAGAAGTCAACCACACCCTCACGGTGGCCGAGATGCCAGCGCACACGCACACGCAGAACAGCCACAACCACACTCAGGCGTCACACTTCCACAATCTGATTCGTCTTATCGTGAACGCTACAACAGGTGCCTCCGGTGGTACGGGTGAAAACTCAGGCGTGTCGCTGACGCAGGGTGCGACCGGTGGACGATTCAACCACACGGTGCAGGCGAATGACCCAAACGATGATGGGTCCATCACGGATTCAAAGTCAGCGACGATCAACAGCACCACGGCCACAAACCAGAACACTGGTGGCGGCCAAGACCACAACAACATGCCGCCCTACGTGGCGATGCACTATCTCATCAAGGCGCTCTAATGTACGAAGTACGCGACGGACAACGCACCCTCCAGTTCGAGGGCACCCTACTGGGTGAGTCTACTTCCTGGCGACCAGGCTCCTACCGCTGGATCGAGTTCCGGCTGTACCGCACACAGCGCGGGCAGTTCGTGTTGTCTCGTGTGGGTGTCTCCCTCATCTACCATACAGCAGCGTGCCCGCTTGTCAAGCGGTACGGGCTCCAGGAGGAGGATGTGGAGGCCATCAGCGGGGACGCCATCGCGTGCCCGGAGTGCCGCCCGACCTTCGACGCGCCCGTGGTCTTCCCCGAGAAGCACCGCCACTGGGCTATGGTGTCTCCTGAGGCCCAAGCCGTGCTCGACGCGCTCTACAAGTACGACGAGAACGACAGCCGCTACCTGACCAACGTGGCCAAGCGGCTCCTGGAGGAAGCTTCCAGGAAGGACTCAGACATCGACATGTCCTACAGGTTCGAGACGATCCTCTAGACTTCGAGGAAGCGGTAGACTAGAGTCATGGATGAAGAGGGCACCGCCAACGAGGTTCACCTTGAGGAAGGCTACATCAGCCCTCTCAGTGTCATGGCCATCGAGGCGCATGAGCTTGCCGAGGAACTCAAGGTCGCCGGGTTCCCGGATAGGATGGTCGCTCAGATCATCGCGCACATGCTCGCTGACGCGGTTCTTTACCGTGATGATACCTTCGAAATCGTCACCGTGGACTACGATGATGAGGACGAAGAAGACGAGGACGACGACGAGGGGTACCCCTCGGAGTCCTGACAACGAGGTGCAATGACAGAGTACGAAGCGGGGCTGGGCAACATCCAGCTTCACCTAGTCAACAGCGTGGAGGATGCGCAAGAGTTCCTCCGGTGGGCATCTGAACGCCGACCCTACGACGCTATCGGTCTCGACATCGAGACCGGAGAACTCCCCGGCCACAACCCAAAGGACGCCCTCAGCCCCTGGCACGGCAAGATTCGTCTTGTCCAGGTAGGCGACGGCATCCATGGCTGGTCCATCCCGTGGGACACCTGGAGTGGTGTGTTCTACGAGTTCATGAAGCGCTACACCGGACAGATCGTCTGCCACAACATTGCCTTCGAGGGTAAGTGGTTCGACCTGCTGACGGACTGGAAGATGCCCTGGGAACGGGCCCACGACACCATGCTCATGGCGCAGGTGCTCAACCCACTCGGTAGCGCGGCCCTCAAGGGGCTCTCGTCCGACATGGTTGACCCGATGGCGGCGCACCTCCAGAGCGGCCTGGACAAAGCCAAGACCGACAACGGTTGGACGTGGGGAACGATCCCCGTCACCTTCCAGCCGTACTGGTCCTACGGTGCGCTTGACACGATCCTGACCATGCGAATCTTCGACCAGTTCTGGGAGCACTGCGCTCCAGGCAAGCAGTACAGCCTGCCCTACGAGATTGAACTCCAGACCCGCAAGATCGCGAATCGGATGGAAATCAACGGCGCGCGTGTGGACCTGGACTACTCGCAGCGGAAGCTCGACCAGATTGTCCAGTACACGGACAAGGCGAAGGCCTGGGCGAAGACCACGTACCACGGTCTCTCGATCACCAGCGGTGTTCAGCTTGCTCGGCAGTTCCAGTCGATGGGTGCTGAGTACAGCGAGTTCACGCCGGGTGGGAGCCCACGTACGGACAAGGATCAACTCAAGAAGTTCGTCCGTGACGGTGATTCAGATGTGAAGCAGCTTGCACAGGTAGTGCTTGACCAGCGGAAGTGGGACAAGCTAGCCTCTAGCTACTTCTCCAACTTCCTGTCGGACAATATCGACGGGCTGCTGCACCCGCAGATCAAGACGTTGGCGGCTCGTACCGGGCGCATGTCGATCACTGACCCTGCCCTTCAAACCTTGCCGTCCAACGATCCTACTGTACGCCAAGCGTTCCTCCCGCGTCAAGAGGGAGAAGGGATTATCTCTTCTGACCTCGACCAGGTGGAGTTCCGCCTGACCGCAGCACTCAGCCACGATCAGACGCTGATCGACGTGTTCAACGAGGCCGACCGCACAGGCGGTGACGTGTTCACCACCATCATGCAGCAGGTCTACAACGACTCCACGCTCATCAAGGAAGACCCTCGACGCAAGCTCATCAAGGGTGTCGTCTACGGTAAGCTCTACGGTGCTGGCGTGGACAAGATGGCCCTGACCGCTGGGGTCTCCTCGGCGCAGATGCAGGGCGTGGTCTCAGGCTTCGACACCAACTACCCCGGTGTCAAGAAGTTCCAGAAGGGCATCGAGGACGTGGGCATGCGCCGAGTCCGGGACGAGGGTGTAGGCTACGTCAACACCGCAACCGGCCGTCGTCTCCCCTGTGACGATGACCGTGTGTACTCGCTCACCAACTACCTGATCCAGGCTTCGGCCGCTGAGATTTTCAAGCAGAACCTCATCAAGATGGATCAGGCAGACTTGACCGAGTACATGGTTGTCCCGGTGCACGATGAGATTGTGCTATCAATCCCCCGTGAAGAGCAAGACGAAATTCTGCCCCTGGTCAAGGAGTGCATGACGACCACGGAGGGTTGGCCAATCCCCCTCTCCGCTGATGCCGATGGACCGTTCCCCACCTGGGGCACAAAGTACCTCAAGAAGGAAGAGAAGCAGCGCGTGATGGATGCCTGGGTATGACCCGGTACATCCTGGCCGTAGACCCCGGTAAGGCCACGGGCATCGCCTTCTTCGAGTTCGACAGGGAGGTAGGTGACCCCGTACTTCTTAAGACGTGGGAAGCCACCTTCGACAACTTCGCGGAGGTCATCCGTCAGGTGCTCTATCACTACCCCAACACAGAGGTAGTGTGCGAGCGCTTCACGATCACGGCCCAGACAGCGAAGAACTCTCAGGCTCCGTTCTCGCTGGAGCACATCGGCATCCTCAAGCAGATCATGGTGGACTACAAGCACCCCGTAGACTCCCTCATCATGCAGACGCCCACGGATGCCAAGAACATGTTCGATAACCCCAAGCTCAAGAAGCTGGGGTACTGGCACCGAGGCGGTGCCGGACACGCGCTTGACGCGATCCGGCACGGCCTCCTACACCTCGTGAAGACCGGCTGGAAGCCTACGGGCCTCCTCTAGCTTTTCCACGACACGCCGAGATACTAGCGGATTTCGACAGGTGAACGCCTTCGAAATCCGCTAGTATTGAGGTACGAAATGAGGACGTAATGACTGTATCTGCCGAACTAGACGATGACGGTCAGCACATCATTCTTGATGCAGGCTGGCGATGGAAGGACCTTTGCAAGTCCATTCCAGGCGCTAGCTGGAAGACCAAGGAAGCACACTGGACAGTCCCGGTGTCCTGGTCGGGGTGCCTGGCACTTCGCTCCACGTTCCGCGAGGAACTGAGCATCGGCCCGAAGCTGACGCAGTGGGCGTTCGATGAACTGTCCGCTCGCATCACCCCCTCCAACACCCTCCGCGAGGCGCTTGACGCCTCCGGCAACGAAGACCTGTTCCCTCACCAGCGTGCTGGTGTGGCCTTCCTGGCTGCGGCTCGGCAGGCTATGATCCTGGACGAGCCAGGGCTCGGCAAGACCGCTCAGGCGATCCGTGGGCTCAAGCAGATTCAGGACAACGGGAACGAGGTGTTCCCGGCTCTGATCGTGGCACCGAACACGATCAAGAAGAACTGGGAGCGCGAGTTCAACCGGTGGTGGCCCGGAGTCAACGTCCAGGTCATCTCAGGCACCGCTGTTCAGCGGCGCAAGCAGTTCGATGCCTTCCTGAACCCCAAGGACGACGAGCCCACCCCTCAGGTGGTCGTTATCAACTGGGAGTCACTCCGTGCGCACTCGCGCCTGGA